CAGTTTGTCGAGGGCTCGCCCATCCTGCAGCGCGAGGTCAAGGTCTATCGCAGCCACCTGGCGGTGCCACGGACCAACAGCGTCTACCGGGTACTGTCGGCCGATGCGTTTACCAAGCATGGATTGAACGCGCATGGGATCGTGGTAGACGAATTGCACGCCCAGCCCAACCGGGAGCTGTGGGATGTGCTGGCCACGAGCATGGGCGCCCGGCGGCAGCCGCTCATGGTTGCCATCACGACGGCGGGTTTCGACCGCAATTCGATCTGCTGGGAGCAGCACGAGCATGCGCGCCAGGTGCTCGACGGCACAGTCGCAGACCAGGAGTATTTTGCGTATATTGCGGCTGCGGACCAAGACGACGATTGGACCAGCCCGGCCACCTGGCGCAAGGCAAATCCATCGCTGGGGGTGACGGTCTCGGAGGAGTATCTGGCAGGCGAGTGCGCGCGGGCACTGGCGAGCCCGGCCTACCAGAACACCTTTCGTCGGCTGTACCTCAACCAGTGGACCAGCCAGGACGCACGCTGGCTGGACATGCGAGCCTGGGATGCCTGCGGCAAGTCTCTGCCCGATCTCTCCGGTCGGCCCTGTTACGGCGGCCTGGACCTCGCCAGCACCACCGACATTGCGGCCTTTGTGCTGGCCTTTCCGCCGGTCGAGGAGGGTGAGCCCATGTGGCTGCTGCCAAACTTCTGGATCCCAGATGCCAACATGATCGAGCGGGTGCGGCGGGATCGGGTGCCCTATGATGCGTGGGTGCGGGATGGGCTGGTGCATGCCACGCCGGGCAACGTGATCGACTACCGGCGCATCCAGGCCGTGATCGAGGAACTGGGGCAGGCTTACGATATTCGGGAGATTGCCTTTGACCGCTGGGGCGCTACGGCCATCAGCCAGGGGCTCACCGATGCAGGGTTTACCATGGCGCAGATGGGGCAGGGGTATGCCAGCATGAGCGCACCCACGAAGGAACTGTTACGGCTGGTGCTCTCGGGGGAGATTGCGCACGGCGGGCACCCGGTGCTGCGGTGGATGGCCGATAACGTCACGACGGAAGAAGATGCGGCAGGGAACATCAAGCCATCCAAGGCGAAGAGCCGAGAGAAGATTGACGGCATTGTGGCGTCGATCATGGCAATCGACCGGGCGCAGCGCAACGCCGGCGACTCCGGCCGCAGTGTATACGAGGATCGAGGGATTCTATCGCTATGACGCAACGCAAGACGCAGACGAAGGTCGACGCATCAGACGGCATGGTCACGCTGGGGCTGCTGCTGCTGGCGGCCGCCATCTTGTGGGCCTGGGGGCTGGCCGCAGTGCTGGCCTATGCGGGCGTGGTGTTTCTAATCATGGGCTTCTCGATGGCCTACCAGCGGGCCAGGGCGGGCAGGCACAATGAGTGAGGACTACACCTACCCACCGCTGCAGGGCGTGTCAAAGCCATCTTCCGAAGTTTCGTTAACCTTTGCCGTTAACGTTATCGAGCGCACGCAGCTGCGGCCGGGGGATCTCTTGGTCCTGACCACGCCCGTATTCCTAACTAATGAGATGGTCGAGACGCTGCAGGGGCGCATGCGGGGCCTGGTGCCCTCTGGCGTGCGGGTGGCGGTCATGGATGGTGGGCTCACGATCGGCGGCATTATCGGCGCGCAGGATGGGCGCGAGTAGTGAGGTGGGTGTTATGGCACGGCTGACAGGCAGGCAGCAGCAGATTGTGCGGCAGCTGGCGGCGGGCAAGTCGCAAAAGGAGATCGCCCGGCAGCTGGGCATCAGCTACAGCACGGTGCGCAACCATATGCGCCAGGCGCGTGATCGGACTGACTGCCGGTCATCCACGGAGCTTGCTGTTAAGGCGGATCGTGAGCTGCGCACACAGATATAGACATCTGTGCTATAGACATAATGTAAGGTAAGTCGCTACGATCACCGTAGCGACTTTTGTTATTTGCCTGCTAGGGGGCAACAGCGTGGGCATCCTCTCCAGCTTACTCGCACCACAACCGCAAGTTGTTGAGCAGCGCAGTGCCATGATGCTCGGCGACTACGGCGCCAGCCTGGCGGGCATCGGCGTGAGCGAGGCGGGCAGCCTGCGCAACATGGCGGTGTTTGCCTGCGTGGGCATCATCAGCCAGTCACTGGCCAGCGTGCCGCTCATCCTCTACGAGCGCAACGGGCGGCTGCGCACCAGGGCGGTGGATCATCCGCTATACCGTGTGCTGCATGACCAGGGCAACAGCGAAATGTCCGCCTTTGAAGTCCGCGAGACACGGCTGGCGCATGCGCTGTTGTGGGGCAACGCCTATGCCGAGATTGAATACGACGCCAACATGCAAGTGGCGGGGCTGTGGCCATTGGCGCCCGACCGGGTGGGCATCGAGCGCGATAAGAATACCGGCGGGCTGGTCTACACCTACCTCATGGACAATGGCCAGGGCTACGTGCTGCCGGGCTGGCGGGTCCAGCATCTGCGGTACATGATGATCGGCGGGGTGCTGGGCATCAGTCCCATCCGCCAGGCCATGAATGCGATCGGGCTGGCGCAGGCGACCGAGGAATTTGGCAGCAACTATTTCCGCAACGGCTCGCGGCCCAGCATCATCCTCAAGCATCCGGCCAAGCTCTCGAAAGAGGCATACGAGCGGCTGCGGACCTCCTTCGCAGAGAAGTGGCAAGGGCTCAACAACGCCCACCGCATTAACATCCTGGAAGAAGGCATCACGCCGGAGACGATCGGCATTCCGCCTGAAGAGGCGCAGTTTCTGGCTACTCGTGAGTTCCAAGTAGCGGAGATCGCCAGGCTGTACCGCGTGCCGCTCGACATGCTGGCTGATAACGCCACTACGACCTATGCCAGCGCGGAGCAGCACGCCATTAACCTGCGCGTCTATACCCTGCTCAACTGGGCGCGGCGGGATGAGCAGGCGCTCATGCGGGATCTCCTCACGCCCGAAGAGCGCGACCGCTATTACATCGAGTACCTACTGGACGGCCTGGAGCGGGCGGACATCAGCACGCGTGCGGCTGCCCTCAACACGATGCGCCAGGGCGGGGCCATCACGGCCAACGAATGGCGTGAGCGGGAAAACCTCAACCCGGTCGAGGGCGGCGACGTGCTGCTGCAGCCGCTCAATATGGCAGTGGTCGACCAGCCGCAAGACGATGCGACAGAGGATGACCAGGCGGACAGCCAGGAGGGCGAGGACTTGCCCGAAGACGAGACGCCAACCCGCTCACTATCCAAATCGGATAGTGAGACCCAGGCTGCTGCGCTGGCGCCGCTGGTGGAAGACGCACGGCGACGGCTCGTGGCGCGCATCGTCAACGATGTGCGGCAGCAGGGCGGCAAGGCGCTGCGCCAGGCCGGGCGTGAGGGCCTCGGGGAATGGGGCGAGACGCAGATCCACGAGTGGCGGCTGGCAGGTGAGAGCATGCTGGCGCCTACGGTGGCGGTCGCCGAAACGCTGGGGCTGCCGGAGCTTGGCGCTGATGTTGGTGTCTGGGTGGCGACTGCCTACCAGGATGCAGTAAAGGGGCTGATCAATGGCGAGTGAACAAGAGCAGCGAACATTTGAGATCGAGGCGCTGGAGCTGCGCCAGGGCGAGGGCCAGGCGCCGCTGATTGCGGGCTATGCAGTGGTCTTCGACAGCTGGTCTGAGGTTATGACCGACAGTCGCGGGCGGGCCTTCCGCGAGCGGTTTGCGCCGGGCGCCTTCGACCGGGCACTGGGGGCCAATCCCGACATCCGGGCGCTGTGGAACCATAACACGGATCTGCCACTGGGTAGGGTGCGCAATGGCACGCTCAACGTGCGCAAAGATGGCGCTGGCATCCGCTTTGACCTGGTGCCACCGGACACGAGCTGGGGCCGGGATGCGATCGAATCCATCCGCCGGGGTGACGTGAGCGGGGTCAGCTTCGCCTTCTCGACCAAGCGCGAGGGCGGCGACACCTGGGAGAAACCGGGCGCCGATGGTGTGGCGCAGCGCACGGTGCTGGATGCCAACCTGCACGAAGTGAGCCCGGTGACGTTCCCAGCCTACCCTGCCACGAGCGTGGGGCTGCGCAGCGTGAGCGTGCCGGACTTTGCAGACGAATCAGACGGCCGGGCGGCCGGTGAGATAGAAGACAACGCGCAGGCGGGCCGGGCGGCCGTGCAGGCGCAAGAGCGTGAGCGGCGCTTACGGCTGCTCGACTTGAATCTAAGAGTCAAAGGATAACCATGAATACCTATGTTGTGGAACTGCGGCGCAAGGCCATCGAGGCCCGTAATGCCGCATCGCTCATCCACCAGGCGGCCGCCAACGAAGGCCGCGGCTTTAGCGAGGATGAGCAGCGTCAGAGGGATCAGGCCATGCAGCGGGCGGAGCAGTTCAACGCCGATGCTGATGCGGCCGAACAGCGTGAGCAGCGCCTGGCCTCTGTGGCGGCGCCGGCTGCGCCGATGATCAACAGCAAGACCAAGCTGGGCGACAGCGAAGTCTCCGCCATGGCCTACTACATCCGCACGGCGGATCCCAGTGCCCTGCGTGAGAGCCGCGCCAGCAACAACACTGGCATGAACATCACGACCGCAGCCGACGGCGGCAGCCTCGTGCCTACCGGCCACTACGGGCAGATCATCGCTCGCCGTGACGAGCTGATGCTGGCCAACCAGTTGGGCGTGCGGCGCATCGCGGGTGTGGGCACTACGGTCAACGTGCCACTGGACGCAGAGGCCGACGGTGAGTTTATCACCAAGGCCGAGATGGGCGACGACAACACGACCAACGTCTTCGACCGCGACGCACCGGCCATTGGCACCACCGCCATGACGCTGTTCAAGTACACGAAGAAGATCGAGCTCACCGATGAGCTGTTGGCCGACGAAGACAGCAACCTGCTGGACTTCATTGCTCAGTTTGTGGGCCGCGGTATGGCCAAGACCCACAACGATCTCCTGGTGACAGAGGCCCTTGCGGGCGGCACGGCGGCCAAGACGTTCGCCAGCGCCAGCACGATCGCCTATGGCGAGATTCCCGATCTGTGGTATGCCCTGCCTGACTACTACGCCACTGATGAGCCCAGCGTGGGTTGGGTTGTGCGGCGTTCTACTGAAGGCGTGATCCGCGGGCTGGCTGGCACCACCAACTTCTACTATGCGCCCACGCCCGGCGGTGGCATCGGCGCGCGGCCGTCCCTATGGGGCGCGCCGCTGTACAACAGCGGCAAGGTGGCGGCCATCGCTGCCAGCGCCAAGTCTGTCATCCTGGGCAACTGGTTCTACATGGGCTTGCGCGAGGCGCCGGGGCTGACTGTCCTGCGCGACCCGTACACCGTCGACGGTAAGGTCATCCTGAAGTATTACTTCCGGGCGGTCTACAAGACGCTGCAGGCTGCGGCCATCATCTACGGCACGCACCCGACGGCCTAAGAGGAAATTGACCATGCGCCTGCTGGTATACATGCCAACCTACACGCTGCCCGATGGCACCGAGGCCATGAGCCCGGAGAGTGCGGAGTCTGTCCGCTCGCAGCAGATCAAGGGCGATCTGGTGTTCGAGATCGGGCGGCACAATCCGTACCCCATCGGCCATCGGAACGTGGCGGCACAATACCAGCGGGCGCGGGCCATGATGCTGGAGGGTGGCTATGATGCCCTGCTTACGGTCGAGCATGACAACGTACTGCCCGATCCAAATGCCGTCCAGCGCATGCTCGATACGCCGGGTGACGTCATCTATGCACCCTATGTGCTGCGGCACGGGGTGAGCGTATTGAGTACATGGCAATACTGCGGGGACAAGAACCTGGGCGAATCGCTCACGTTGCATCCTGATGAGCTGGAGGCGGCGCGGGCGGCTGTGGTGTGGCGGGTCTGTGGCGTGGGGCACGGCTGTACGCTCTTCCATCGCCATGTAATGGAGCGGATCGACTTCCGCAGCGGTGAGCCGCCACAGTGGGCGCCTGACATTCCATTCGCGAACGATGCGCTGCACGCGGGGTATGTGAGCATGGCGCGTATGGATGTGCCTGTCTTGCATCGGCAAAATGACGCCTGGCTGCATCCCTTCGAGACCATCGGCAAAAAGAAATACTACTGCCGGGTCACGATCAACGCCCTCACGCCGGACGGCAGCCGCTTCCGGCTCGTGCAGGGAGAATATATCCAGATGACACCTGATCAGGCTTACGACCTGGCCAGGGCGGGATTTATCACGATCCCAGATGAGCGGCTGTGGGTGGCCTCGGGGCTGGAACTGGGCCGCGACCAGCAGCCGGCAGAGGTCGAGACGGCGACGGCGGAACCAGAGGCGGAGCGGGCGGTGCTGCCGCGGGCCAAACGGCGCAAGGGGGCAGCACAGTGATGCCCTTCCTGGAGATCGTCACGCGCACCTTTATGGGGCGGCCCAACATGCTGACAGCCAACACGGAGAGCGTGGCGGCGCTGACCGGCGCAGACCACAACCAGATCGTGTTGGTCGACTACCATCAAAAGGGCGTGGCGGCCGCCAATGCTGCGCTTGC